ATCAAAAGGAAAATTGGAAATAGGAGCTGGGAGATTTAAACAAAAATCTGTACCAGCAGAACGTTCAATAATTACATCAATAGAAGAAGAAACTGTAGCTGGATTAACCATCTGGTTAAAAACATCAACACCAAGCATACCCAAGGAATTTGGAAAAGCTGTAACATTTAAAAATGGATGGGGCCAAACAAAAGGAACTTCAAAAGTAACATAATTAGTATCTTTCAAATCAACAATTTTTGATAAGACAGCATTACGATCAACACCTACAATAGTTGTCGCGCCCGGAGCAAAGAAAATTCGAACACGCAACGAATGAAAAGTTGTCTTAACAAAACGAAAATGATATACAAAAGAGCCTCTCCACTTTGAAAAAGGCTGAGAAAGAAAAGAAATATAATCAGATTCAAAAGAACCGTCTGCAGCAACAGGCGGATTTAGAAGAGGAGTAATATTAGTAGAATAAACATTAGTTCCTCCAGCAACAGTATTAGAGATAGCAAAATTATCAAAATAAATAGGAATTTGAACAACAGATGAAAAATCCATTTCACTAGTAGTAGTTTCACCCATATTAGTAGATGGTAAACTATTATTCTGTGAAAGAGAAATCACATGAGAATTATTAGATTCAGTAGCCACAGCCATATTAGGTAAGGCGCGTGGTTTAAAATTCATAGTTGAAACGTTTTCAGAATTCATCTGAAAACGAAAAGAACCATCTCTAATATGTTCTATCATAGAACGACCTTCAGTCATAATGTTTTTAAGATTAGCTAAAGTTTTTTGAGAACGATATTTCTCTATAATATCTTCCATTTTAGAAGCAACACCAAAAGTTGTAGGAAGAGAACCTGTTGGAAATTCAAGATCGACATCGACAAAACGAGCCATAACTTGAATAGAAACAACACCAGCTGCAGCAACATCAGCTAATGGAGAGTATACAGTTAAATAAAAATCACCAATAGTTCCATCTCCAGTTAATAAATTATAATAAACAAAAGGAGAAGAATAAGGAACTTGCAAATCAGAACGGGTAGCATCCATAAGATCTAAATTAGTGCGCACCATACCAGTTAAAGTACGCAAATTAAATCCAGTAGTTTGAACCATAGCATTTTTGGCTTGGTTATAACGAGCACCAGGCAAATATGAAATCAAAAGATTACCTGCCTGAAATTGTTGTTTATTGACAAGAACAATAAACTCCACACCAGCACGAAGACCAAAAAAATTTCTAGTTTTGGCTGCAATTGCAAGTTGTGGAAGAAGAACATCCGGAAAACGATACTGACGTAGGACAGTCCCTCTAGGAGAGGTAGCATCCCACAAAAAATTATCAATTTGATAGGCTCGCTGAAGAAAATTTCGAATTTCATGATTTTTAATTTCCTTAGTAGAAGACATAGGAATAATAGGTTCAATAAAAGTTGCAACATGAGCTGCATTAGCATTTTCTTGTTTACCTTCATCATGAAAACCAATAATTTCAACCTGCTCACCAGATTGTGAATACACAGTTGTATTCGAAGTATTATTTAAATTTGTGGTAGCAAGTGAATTTCTTTGAGTTAAGGACCACTTTATCCAAAAACTCGCACCCTACTTTCCTGGATTATATGGGGCTGCCATGCGTCATCCTGGAAGGTAATTGTAAAAACAAAGACGCGTTACACAAATAGCAATTAAAATATTTTAAGAATAGGGAATTTATATATATTTTAAAGATCACATTCATGCCTTAAAACTAAAAATAGGCTCAACCTTCCCAATAACAATATTACGTTGACAACAAAGAAAGCGAACCTTCTCCTCAATAAGATTATCAAACTTATTAACAAGAAGTTTCCCTCTCCTATAATCAACAAAAATATAGTTACGAGGAAAAGAACGAGATGTTAAACAAACGTCATAAACGTTCATATTATTGGCTTCAAGAAGAGGTTCCTCAAGTACGAGAGCCAAATACTCATCTTGAGTCAAAAAACGATACGTTATCTTAAGACGCTGACATTCCTTGCGCAAAATTGCACAATACTCATTAAAGACAATAGAGTCATGCAAACTCAATTCACGCATAGTAACATCCAAATTTGCAAGAGTTATTGTATGTTCCAAAGTTCCATGCTTCGTCCACTGTACAATTTCACGAATAACATCCAAATTAAGTGGAGCAATATATCGATTAACACGTGGATTCCAAACAAAACTTCTTTTAAGATAAGCTATCTCAGAAATGTCTCGAAAAGGTACAATAATTCCAGTTTTAGCTTCATCAGTATATTCATGACCAATCAAAGCCAAAGCTGCAGTTATTGTAACTTGATTAAACCAATCAATAATCCGCTCACAAATTCCAACAATATTGTCATCACCATAACTCACCATAGCAACAAACTCAGCAAAACTTTTCATGGAACGAAAATCTTCTCCAGTTTCCTGAAAATGACTTTCAGCACAAAAAATATATGCTATACGAACAATAACAGAATTATAAAGAGAATTTAAAATTGCAGTAATAGGACATCCAGAAGGTTGAGAATGAGTGGTTTGATAGATAACATTACGATTAATATGTATAGCATGAACAATATTCATCCACAAGACATTACGAATTTGTCTATTCTCTTCGCCATCATCATACCAATCATTAATCATATCCAAAATAGCCCAAAGAATCTGAGAAGAAAGTGAACCATCAAAATTTGAAAAATCACCAGCAACAACATTCATCCCTTTTCGCGTCTGTGCACGTGAAGCTAACTTGCGAACAATATCATTCCAATCACCAGAAAAAACATTCGTCCCAACAGAAACTTCATTATGATTCCGATTATGCATAATCCAAGCAGCAAAACCAAGAAAATATTGTCGAAAAGCTATCGTAAAATGAACAGGTCCACCACAAAAAACACGAGTTTTTCCAGCATCAACTTTTGCTATAGGACGACGTTCATCTTTAAGAGTATCACTCCAATAGACACCAGTCTGTTTTCCATCACGACAATTTTGCAAAAGAATTTCCACATCAACACGAATTTGTTTTGCCAAATCAGTATTCATTGTCCATTCATCATCACCAAAAGCTTTTCTTTTACCACGAGGTTGAACAATAGTAGAAGCATAAGGATAACCCATAGAAGTAGAACGATTTATTGGAGCCAAAAATTCATCACCATCAACACCCAAAAGAGCCTCATCATACGTCAAAATACGCTGATATTTTTCAATATCACGCCTTGACATATTAAAATCAATATTATTTCGAATATCATTAACACTGATTGCTATCAACTTTGGATCAATACGTGGAACTTCCTTTCCATATTTCACTAGCCCATTATACATTGGATCAATATCACCAATCCTATGCAAAAAGGCTGGCTTTGTCAAAGGTTCAACATAGCCATAAAATGGAGAAGGTTTAATTTTCGTTTTGGCACCACTAGACACAGGAATAATCGTTTTTCCATGTATCATAAGTCCTTTTGTCAATGGGACAGAATCACAAACTAAATCATCTGGAAGAATAGGATCACAAGCAATATCAATCTCAACATAATTTTGACATGAACGAGGAACACTTTCCATCGCCTTATTTATCATTTCCTGAGTTATCGTTTGCGCCAAACCATAAAAACCATTAGAAGCCATATGAATACCCAAGATTTTACGCGCTGCACTAGCATGGTTAAGAATCAAAGGTGCACCACAATCGCCAAACGATGTATTACCATAATACCTCCATGTAGTATTCAATTCCATATGTACATCATTGTCATCAATACGAACCTTATTATAGTCCATTTCAACGTCGACGACGGAACGCTTAGATTGAATAATTTCATGAATAGAAGAGTTGTAAGTAGGCAGCTGAGCATTATACTTTCCAGTTAATCCTTGAAGATCTCCATTAGTCACAAAATGCTTAACAACATCACAATGTGCAGAAACCCTATTACGAACAGGATCTAACCATACAAGAACAGCATCAATTTGATCACCTGTCTTCTCAAGACGAACAAAATTTCGAGACAATTCACCAAATGTGAATTCAACAAGACGGCCAGAACGATTTGAAAGATACAAGATATCATCATCTAACTTCTTTTTCTTCAAAATTTCAAGATAATGATAATTCATTAGAAAAACGTTTCCCTTCAAAAAGAGAACATTTCCCAATGGTTTGACATCATCATGCATCAAATATAAAGAAGTTCGCAAAACTTTGGATTCCAACGCTTCACAACCACCATCGGCATACATTTCAACTTGCATTTTCTGTTGCTTTATAGGACCATCATATTGATTCTCAACTTTAAACTGCTGTGGTTTTTGAACACCATCATACGTTGACTCAATCCGAATTTGTGGAATTTTAGACACGCCATCATAAGCCGTTTCTACACGCATTTTAACTTGACGCTGAACCTGTTCATACTTACTTTCAATTTTCATTCTAGTTATTTTATTAACAGCATCATACGCAGACTCAAGTGAAAATTGATCAAAAGGATACAATTGACCTTGACACAAATAACCACCAGAAGTCACACGAATACATTCACACGGAACAAGATGACAAATAGGACATTTTTCAGCAGAAAAGCAAAAGTATGCTGCTCCAGCCATAGATAACAGAGCAAGACCAAGATACACAAAACCAATAAGTTCTGTAAGACCAGAATGCTCCCAAATATAAGACAATTGAGAACCAAGACGAGAAACATATTTACAAAAAGAATCGTAAACATTTTTGAAAGTAAACTTCAAATTTCGCGATGAATGATAAATATGAGCCTGATGATTATAAGCAATATCAGCAGCACTACAAGAAGCCAAAAGAGAATCTTCACTTTCTTCATAACGTTTCACACCATAAGTCTGCATACGTTGATAAGTATTCCACAAAGAGTAATGAGCAGCAATTTCAGATTCAATACGATCAACATCATTAATACCATTCTGACTCAAATACATTACAAAATCAGTAAGAGATTTGTAAGCAACAACATCAGTAGGAGATTTCAAATCAATAGCACCACAATCAGTAGCAGCTTCAAAAAACTCTTCTTCATCATTCATTTGATAAACCATCTCATCCTCACAGAAAAGATCTGGATTTTCAATTAACTTTTCATACATAAACATTTTACGATCTTCATCAGTAACAAGGGCAGAATCAAATTCTTTCAATTGACTAACAACTTGACTCCACGTCATATCATTCTGCAAAACTTCATCAGTAATAAGATCATAACGATCAAACAACTGAACATGAGGACAAAATTTCAATTTTGCATCCAAACCACGACGAATACGCAATTGTTCACATTTCTCACAATCCAAAATTTTACTTGCATCGAGACGTCTTTGTGGAACACCTTTAACTGTAACCACCTTTTCAAAATCAGGACAAGTCTTAATACGATAAGCATTAGCATTCAAACGACGCGTCGCAGCTTCAGGACAATTAATACTCTGAATGAAACTAGAAAAATTTTCTTTGAGATTCGTAGTATAAATACAAATCTCTGAGGAAAAAAAACGTCCCTTATCATTCAAATCAGCACAATGAATATGGGCTGGAGCGGTATTAATAAGACGTATAGCTTCCATAAATTCAGGAGAAGGATTACCAGGAGAATCACGCATTTGAAAAGCATCATCAAAAAAGACAATCTTTTGTCCAACATATCCATCCCAATATTCAGTTTCATAATTACGCACATAAATTTCGTTACGCGCGTTTTGCATATTACATCCGCGATTAGATAAAAGAGTCATAGCAAGAGGATAAAGTAATTCAGATTTTCCACGACCAGAATCACCAGAAAATAAAACTGCCAAAGGAGCTTTACGAGGACCACCTTCATGTACCGTACTACGGCAAGCAAACTTATACAAATCTTGAACAAGTGGAGCAGCTGAAGAAATAATACGCTGACAATCACTAGACATACCTTTCCACAAAGAAGGAGTATGTTTCCAGCGATACATCTGATAAAAAAGTGCTTCAACTTCTTTTACACAAGCTTCATCACGAGCCAACAAATTTCTCTGTTTAGCATCCAAATAATGTTTGACACGATCAATCCACACACGAACCTCATCAGCTACACCCTTCTCACGAAGAACATCCTCACGCTTTTCACGCAGGAAAAATATACGAAACTCATCACTTGCAATATCAAACATTTTTCCAGCTTGATCCCAAATTTTATTTGCTCCATTCACAGCCTTAGGAATAGCATCAAGACGCTTCAAAATACTATCATAAAAACGATCCTGAGGAATTTTCGAAACTCCAAAAAAGGCAAGAAGAGTAAAAAGAACTTGTCCAATGAGATGATAGGAATCCTCAAATGAATTCCACTTGAAATTTCCAACACCAAGAATAGAACGAATTTTTTCCACAACATTTTCTGGCCAATTGAAATATAAAAGTACAAGGAAAATTGTAGCACAAGCCACTTTCCAATCCAAAGTCAAAGCAACTAGACAAACAATTAAAGAAACAACAAAAGCTGTACTTGTTATTGTAGAAAAAAATTTAGAAGCAATACCAGTTAAACGAGAAAGAGGTCCATTCTCAGAAGAAAGATGAGCAACAAGTCCATTAATATTTTGCATAGTCATAGTAGCCACATCGGCCAAATTAACATGAGTTGCCAACAACTCAGGAATACGTGTCGAACACGTATCAGATAAACGAGAGGCAGCATTCTTAACATCATTTAAGGTTTGAGAAAGTTTACTACCCTCAACAACAGTCGCAGTAACAGTACCAGATCCAGGTAAAACAAAATTAGCAGCAGCATAACCAGCTGTTTTCCAAACATTTGAATCCTGCACAAAACTTCTGACATCACCAACAACAGAATTCATTTGCCATGCAAACCTCTTCCGCTCTTGACGCAATTTTCGAACCAAGGTCTTATTTTTTTCCAATTGTCGCTCACGCGCACGTTCCAAACGTTCAATTCTTTTCTGAAGTTTAACTTCCAAAGACAAACGAACATTACAAACTGGACCAGGATTCATTTCAACATCACCACTCAACAACAACAATCGTTCGATGATAGCCCATTCATTAAAAACATCCATGTTTTCAAACATGTGGGCACAACAAGAAGGAAGATCATAGTCAACTTCTTGAAATTCATCCCATATTATTTTAGACATAAAAACAAAAATTTCTTTATGCTTATTCTGTCCAAATAAGACGGGAATTGGGTCATAAAATGACCAATCGCCAAAACAGGCGTTACGTAATTGGTTGACAAACGTTACGTAATCGTTTACAGTACCAAAATAAAAGGTACCAATACAAGATGGAACAATACGAAAATTTTCTGTTAAGGAATTCATTATCACTTTGTAAAAATCGGTTAATCTTACTCGCACAAGGGCTTTCATTTCGCCATAGAGGTTAATCTACACTACGATGAAGATCCTGCAATAGGACTGTGTGTATTACAATTGTAATACCGTACTCCAAAGGATTAATTACAGGAGTTCTCATATCAAGGGAACTTCCTACTAAAAATCTATTATAAGACAAAGATACGTGTTGAAAAACGCCATAATACTTGACTAACATGCGCTGTCCTGGCTCGCAAACCAGTAATTCCTCAGACACCAGTCCGATAACAAATTCAGTCTATTTTCTATTTACATCTTACACGATGACAACGATGCAAATATCTCTCATAAACCAAGAGGGGGTTGATAAACTCGCACAAACTAGAAAATTGGCAACATGAAATATAACAATTTTCCTGACAATCAATAACATGTGGTTAACGCTCAAAGAGCTAAACTTCTAAACCACATTAAACTTCTAATTGATCTAAACTTCATAGGAAAAACTGCCAATTCACTAAACAAACTAGCCAAAATTCGTA